GTTGTGGTCGTGTTGCCCGCTGAAACTGCCATAATGCCTCAAAAAAAAGGGGAGTCGCCTCCCCGTTGGTTAAGTTGCCTTTGTGAACTTCAAATAGAAGAACGATGTACCGTTTGACACTACGACAAAACAGTTAGTGTCGGCGTCGTTGTCTTTTACAACACCAATGAAACCGCTTCCAACTGTTGCTGGCGCACCAAACGCGGCTGTTAGTTCTGCCGCTGTTGGTGTCGTATCGTTTACGTCATCTGTGCTTTGTATCGTTCTAACACCTGCTGCGCTTCCGTCAACAACCGCAACCGCTACGCCGTCGGTAACTTTTGCAGCCAACTGACCCGGCATACCTAGTCCCATCAACTCTGCTGTGCTTGCCATGATAACCCCCTGTTAAATCGGGAGGGGTTGCCCCCTCCCTTTGTACTAGTTAACCGACAAATGCCCAGTTGACTTAACTTCAACCGTACCAGCACCGGTTAAAGTTGTGAGACCAACAACGTTCTTAATAAGCGTTGTCGATGCGTCATCAACTACCCCAGCGGTTGCAGTTGTGTTGAGATTAGTATCAGCGGCGTAGGATGCAGCGGCTTTCACCTTAACTCCGCTTCCTACTCCACCACCACCAATTCCGCCAACCCACACCCATAGGTACTCGTCGTTTGCTGCTGCTACCTGAGCGATACCAACTTGCAAACTGTTTGAGCCAGCGTTTGTAGTTGTAAGCATTGCAGCCTGACCATCATCGCTTATTACTACTGCGGCGTATTGATCAATTGCTCCACTTGCTTGCACGAATATGAAGTCCCCAACCTTAGCACTTCCAACATCACCAACTACTGCTGGCAATCCTTCGTCTGTGTTAGTGAACGTTTTGGTGTAGTTAACACCGAATGATCCTGATCTGCTCATATCTCTACCCCCTTATGCGTAAATAACAGCTTGTAGCGGTGGAGCCGAACAACACAAGTTCGCTTCGAGTACGATGATCGAGAACATAGCGTCTTGATCAACCGGTCGTTGCATGTCTGGCGTTAATGGTTTGAAGTCTGCATCTCGAACCATATCAAACGTCCAGTAGTCTGTGTTGAGGAGTCGGCAGGAATTAGATTCAAGCACTGCTGAATTGTATCCGCCGTCAAACACGAAATCCACACCGTCATAGTTTAGAAGTCTGAAACCAGCTTCACCCTTCTTTTTCGGCGCTTGTATGCGCTGAATTGCTGTAAGTGAGCTGTGCAAATGCTTCCATGCTGTTCTATCGCAAACACCGAGATCCGGCATCTCATCGCCACGCGTGATCTGCGAAATGGTATCTGTGATTGTGTCTTGTACGTTTGACGCAGAAAGTGTCACGTTTACCGCAACGTTTCTTGCAAACGTATTAGTCGAACGGTCGATTCCGCCGTATGTACCTGATGATGGTGAAGTTGATACTGCCTTCTTCAATCCGTCAATCTCGAGTCCACCAGCCCCAGTTCCATCGCCACGGATAGAATTGGCAACTGTGTTGCGGAGTCGCTTGGTAGCAGCTTCGATTTTTGCTTCTACTAAGTCGAGAAGTTCAGCCTCGCCACGATTAGCACGTCGTTCACGTCCCGAGATAGAAACGGGCTCATACGCCTGCTTTACCTGGAAGATAAACGCTGTGAGATCGTCAACTGCTGTTAAGTTGAACGAAGAATACCCGCTGTACCAGTTTCCAACGGCTGTGTCGTTGTACATAACTGGTTTGCGAAACTCATATCCACCGCTCTTGCGCTTGACGTTACCCTTCTCTTCTAATGCACGAAGAACAGGATGGTGTCCAAGAACAAGATCGGCTATTGCATCACTCTGATCAAAGAGCGTAGCAACCAATGCTTCTTGAATGTTAGCCATGATTTACCCCTTAATAGAGGCGGCTATAAACCGTTTAACCGCCTCCGTAAATTTTCTCGTATGTCTTTTACTTTTACGTTCGGGGAAGCACTACCGACACTGCCCGAGATGCTCCGGCTTGCGGCTTTCGCCTTTGCCGTTGCTTGTTGCTGTGCTTTTACGTCGCGCGGAGCTAATAGCTTGCGTTCGAGATCCGAAAACACCGGATCGCCCTTGACAACATAGTTGTACGCTGTCTCAAGCACTTCTTGAGATGAACGTCCACCTTGCTGGGTTAAAGCTTGCACAATCGGCGCCATCCTCTCTTCCAACTGCGACGCCGTCTGGCGGTCGGTAGCCGTAAAAAGAGGCTTGGTACTCATGAATCGTTGTACCTCATTTAACGTGCTAACTGCTACCTCTTTTTGATTCTGTTCATCCATCATCCGTTGGATGCGTTCCTCGGCGATGCGCTCCGCCTCTTCCCGGGTAAGATAGTTTGCCTGCTGTTGCTCAACTGGCTGATTATATTGCTCGGGTAAATCAAGGTCGAGCAAATCGTCAACCGTGATACCATACGTTTGCAGATACTCAAGCGCTGTTTCTCGCGGATTGCGCCGCATCGCCTGATCCCATTCAACCGAGCGCTCAAGCAATTGCTGCGGTGATACGCCCAGTCGCTTGTAATCATCCTCGTACTTTTGGTAAGTCTGGTACAACGGCTCGGTCTGCTTTTGCAGTCGCTCTACTTCCAACCGCCTCTTTTCATACTCTTGCCGGGTTTCAAGCGAACGCCGGGAAAGATAGCCTTGCAACACATGCGCGTTTGCGGATGTCGGGTTAAGAAACGCCTCGCGCTCCTCCTTGTTCATATCTGACGGTGGCGCTACTGCTTGCGGCGCTTGTGATACTGGCTCGTCCGATTGCTCTTCTTCCGACTCGTCATCATCCGTATAGTCTGTTGGCTCCATCGCGGTATCGGCAACCGATATGCCTTCATCCTCCGCTGAGAAGTTCTCTGCCAAACTTTCGCGAATGTTTAACCCCGTCGGCTCGTTCGTTTCTTCTGTATCATCAACCATTTAAGCGCTCCCTCAACTGTTGCATTATTTGTTTGTTTACTGCTTTCTGTTGTTCTTCCGCCCGCCGCTCTGGGTTGTAGCCGCGCTCGTATGCGTCGCCCACCTCAACCACACCAGCTTCGCGATATCGCTGGCGTAGTTTTGATTTGCTTGTAAACACCTCGTTCGGATTAAGCGGGTTGCGTGTTGGCTCCATCTCGTCTTGGATAAACAAATCACGCGCGTAACGTTCGCGATGCACTTCTTCAACGGGAACAACTTTCTTTTGCTTGTGACAGTACTGATACAGTTTGTATTTACTCATCGTCGTTTAGCAGGATAGCAAGTAGTAGCTGGTCGATAATCCGTTTGTGATACTTCCCTACCCTAGCGTATCCTACTTTGCGCAAATCTTGCAATGCCTGTTTTACCGGCTGCGTTCTGTACTCAATCGGCGCTGCTTTGCCCTGCATCAACTCTTGCAATATCCGTTTCGTTTCTAGCTTGCGTTTCTTGCGCCACCCATGCCGATCCGGATACCAAACGTCACTCTTATCAACGACTATCGGCGTTGTGACATACTGCTTTGGGTTGAGGAGCAAAAACAGGCTCATCGGTATTTGATAATGTAATTGACTGTTACAAACGGTGGATTATTTGTGCCGCTCGTCATCTCGGCGTTACCGTCTACTCCACCGGTGACCAACCCGATTCGACCGGTAATGCTGTTGTCCGCGTAACTTCCATCCGCTGTCGTACCCTGCGGAGCTGTTGTGTTGCTACTACCTCCCCATGCACTGTAACCGCTTGGGCTGTTGCTAACGCTTAAATCCGCACCTGCTCCCATGCCGTGATAATGCGCTGGCACTGTGTGTGTGTGATCAATTGCGCCACCTGTATCACCCAGTGAATTACCTGTCCCGCTGGCGGATTTACCCATCGGGAATCGTTGGCGCAAATCCGGCAAATTGAACGTAGTTGAGCCGTCGCCGTTGCCGTAAGTATCGCCAATAATGCTGTACAATGCCGCATAGGTAGTACGGCTGATTGCTGTTCCATCGCACAATAAATACTTATCGGGAGCCGTTGCGCTGTACCACAACAAACCCGAACCTACTGGCAAGATGTCGGGAACGTCAAAAACTGGCATCAGGTAAGCTCCGTAACTCTCATTGCCCCAGTTGGACTAGTTTCCCATATCGCATCGACCACCCCCGTATACACCGGCTGCGCTAATTCTAACGTGCTGTTTGGTTGCAACTTGTAACTGTATGACGTGGTGCTGGCTGTGCCACCCAGTTTCACATACGCTATCTTGTCCGAATCATTTACAAATATGGCTAGTTTGCGGCTTGCGTTACTTGCTAAAACGGTGACGCTCGATGCACTTGCGCTTGTGCTTGTAACACTGCTTGTGGATACGGTTTCTGGCTCTACCGGAATCGCGCTCGTAAATGGATTAGTTTGGCTTGCTAGTGTAACTGCGCCGGTGTTGCACGCGGTAACCTTACCGTCTAGCGTGGAAAGCGTGCTTTCAGTCGCCGCTCCAGTTGGTAACGATATTGTGCCGGTAATATCTGCAATGTCCCACGTCCCGCTTTGCGTAGCCGCAAGCGTACCATCAACCGTTATGCTCCCGCCGTCGTCGGATATTGGCACTGCGCTTTGATCGCTTGCTATAACAACCGGCAAACTATCTGACATTGTTTCTTGACCTGAAACTCCGTCAATATCACCCAATGCGATAGTAAGAGATCCGCTTGGTGTTACTTTTACATTGACGTAACCGCCGCCACCTGCCGACGTTTCGCCTGTAATGACTGATCGGGTTAGCTTGGCAAGACTAAAATCGTTAAGCGTTTCTTTTATTGAATACGCATCACTTGTCGTGCCTGCTGCAACGCACGCTGAATATAGCGATAAATCACTGGCGCCGCTGGTCTTCGCAACGTCAATGGTAATCGGCAACTCGGGGTTTTGTATGCTCGGATCAAGTTGGCTGTTCGGGATCTTAATAGTGTGAAACGTAACCCATGCGCCGTCCGGACTAAATACCTCAAACAGTATGCTAGCACTACCCAACCAAGCAAAACGGATGCGGTAAAGATTGCTGTACGTTAGGTTGATCGCCTCTGGGCTTCCGCCCCGGGTAAACAATGACCCAGCCGAACCATCAAGCGGATCGCCGTTCCAACTTGCCCGCGCTGTTGTTGTATCGCTTGCGCCTGTTCTAAGTGTTACGCCGAAACTTGTGCCTTCGTAACCGATAAAGAACCCGTTGTTAGT